ATTTACTATAGCAAAAGACGGAAGAGGTGTTGTTGTACTAAGAGGACAGCCATCTTTTAGTTCTTCTACAGATATACTCCTAGAAGAATTAAAATTTAGAATAGATAATCAATTACCATAACATAACTATTTATTAATATGAAGTTAGATTTATTAAAAAAATTAATCAAAGAAGCGGTAAAAGAAGCAGTTCGAGAGGAATTAGCAATAGTTCTTTCCGAAGATGTGAAACCTACTTTGAAAACTCCTACAGTACAGCAAGTAACGAAGTACGAAAACTATAAACCAGTAGTTGCAAAACCAATTCCTACAGGTAATCCAATTATGGATTTAATGAATGAAACAAAGCATTCAATGACTCAAGGAGAATACGAAAGCTTAATAAGTGCAACATCTGATATGGTTCAGGCACCTGGATTAGGAATGAACCCAATAACAGAAAACTTTAGACAAGGTCCAGAACCGGGATTAGATATATCTCAGTTCGACTTTGTGAATAAAGCAGCTGCAGTATATAACGCATCTATAGAGAAAGATAAACAAAGATTCGGAGCATAATGGCATTTAACGTACAGAAAATACATCCAATAGATTTACAACCTAGGAAAGCAGTTGGCGTTAGCTTACCGTTCTCCTCTAAAGCTGTATTTAACTCTACGTATACAACACAAGAAGCACTTAAATCTAATTTAATTAACTTTTTCTTAACAGGAAGACAGGAAAGATTCTTAAATCCAAACTTTGGAACAAACCTAAGAACACTCCTATTCAACCAAATGACACCAGATACTCGAGAAGAGATTCAAGTAGAGGTTAGGAGAGGTATAGCAGATTGGTTTCCAAATGTAATAATAGAACAACTTCTAGTCGAAGAAACACCGAATACACATACAGTAACAATCTACATAAAGTATAGTGTAGATCAGACAAATATACAAGACGAATTATTAATTAATTTCGAACAATAATGGCTCAAGATAGAGATATAAAATATGTAAATAGGGATTTTACTGATTTTAAAACCCAGTTAACAGAGTACGCAAAGAACTACTTCCCGGACGCTTATAACGACTTTTCTCCTACATCACCAGGTATGATGTTTATAGAGATGGCTGCATATGTAGGTGATATTTTATCTTTCTACCAAGACACACAATTACAGGAAACATATTTACAGTATGCTAAAAATCCTGCAAATTTATATAACTTAGCTTATATGATGGGGTATCGTCCAAAGGTTACTACAGTATCAGAAGTTGATATACAAGTATCTTGTACAATACTTCCTGATGCTACAGGAGAACCGGATTGGACCACAGCACCACAACTAGCAGCAGGAACAGAACTTGCCTCTACTACCTCAGGTCAAGCTAGATTTATCATAGACCAACCAGTCGATTTTAGTTTTTCTAGTTCATACAATCCAACAACAGTAGCAGTTTCTCAATTAGACCCTATCACTTTTATACCTACAGAATTTATACTTACAAAAACAGTAAAGGCATATTCTGGAGAAATGAAACAAGTAACAGAAGTAATAGGTACTGTAGAGAAATTTAAAACAATAACAGTAGGTGATACTAATATAGTAGGTGTACATTCTATAACAGAGAATAACGGAAATACAATATGGTATGAAGTTCCTTTCTTAGGACAAGATACTATTTTTAAAGATACAACAAATGCAGGAAGTACAGATAGTAAATTAGTACCTTACTTATTGACACTAGAGAAAGTACCAAGAAGATTTGTTACTAGGTTTACTTCTACAGGACAATTACAGATTCAATTTGGATCAGGAATAACAGGCACCTCAGATACAGTATTAACACCAGACCCTACCAATATAGGGTTAGGAGTTACACCATTTAATATCAATATTGATTATGCATATGATCCGTCTAATTTCTTAGGTACACAGACATATGGATTAGCTCCTTCAAATACCACTCTTACAATTCGTTACGTAGTAGGAGGAGGAGTAGCTGCTAACGTACCTGCAAATACTATTACAACAGTAATTAACAAAACCCCTATAGGTAATACATCTAGACAATCTACAGTAACGTTTAACAACCCACAACCAGCAACTGGAGGTAGGGACGGAGATACAGTAGAAGAACTAAGACAGAATGCTCTTAAATCATTTAATGAGCAAGGTAGAGTAGTTTCCTTACAGGATTATATTGTTAGATCTCTATCACTACCGTCGAAATACGGTTCAATTGCAAAAGTATATGTAGCTCAAGATCAGTTATCAAATCCTAATTCTAGAGAAGATAGTATAATAGATAGTAATCCTTTATCACTTTCTATATATACATTAGCTTATAATAATAACGGAAATCTTATACAAGCAACACCGAATCTACATAAAAACTTAAAGACATACCTATCACAGTATATGCTACTGACTGATGCAATAAATATAAAAAATGCATTTGTAGTTAATATAGAAGTTGATTTTGATATAATAGTTAGACCTAACTTCTCAGGAAGAGATGTGTTACTTGGATGTACAAACAGATTAAAAGATTACTTTAATATTACTAAATGGAATATTAACCAACCTATTAATTTATCAAGTATATACACACTACTTGATCAAGAAAAAGGAGTACAGACAGTACAGAAAGTAAGAGTTATTAACAAAGCAGGAGGAGATTATTCAGAATATGCATACGATGTAGAAGGAGCAACAAAAAGTAATATAGTATACCCTTCTTATGATCCTATGATTTTTGAAGTAAAATACTTAGATAGAGATATTAAAGGAAGAATAACAACACTATAAGATGGCAGTATACAGAATATTCCCAGAAAAGGATACATTTATATCAAGTGAAAATGTACTAGGAAATGCAGGTAAGGACGAAATAGTTGAACTAGGAGGATACCCAGACATAGCAGGTACAGGTCAAACAAACCGAATACTTACTAAATATAGTACAACGGAAATTAAAGATGTGATTGCAAATAAGGTAGGAGCATCTGGATACAGTGCAAGTCTAAGTCTATATCTTGCAGATGCATATCAACTTCCTATAGATTACAAAGTATATGCATACCCTGTTTACGGAACCTGGGATAATGGTGTAGGTAAATTTGGGGATAATCCAACTAATAAATCAGGAGCATCTTGGCAGTATAGACAAGCAGCAGAAGCCAACGCATGGCTACTAGGATCTTACCCAGCGTTTGTTACAGGTTCATATGATTCACCGCTAAACGGAGGAGGAAACTGGTATACAGCTTCAGCAGGATTTAATATGGAATTTACACAATCTCACGATATAAATTCTACTCACGATGTTTCTATAAATGTAACAAGAGCAATACAATTAATAAACAGTAATACACTGGTAAATGATGGGTTTTTATTAAAACTCTCTGATGATATAGAGTATAATATGTCTTCCTCTATTAGACTTAAATACTATAGTGCAGACACGAATACTATCTATCCACCATTCTTAGAATTCAAATGGGACGATAGTGCTTATAACACAGGATCTTTATCAGTTCTTTCAAATAGTATATCAACAATAGGAGTAATTAATAACAAAGGAAGATACCCAGATGTAGGTAAACAGAGATTTAGAATCTCAGCAAAACCTAAATACCCAATCAGGTCTTTTACAACAAGTTCTATATATCTAAGAAATTATGCTCTTCCATCAGCATCATACTGGGGACTAAGAGATGAAAATACAGAAGAAATGGTTGTTGATTTCGATACGCAATTTACAAAAGTAAGCTGTGATCCAACAGGACCATTCTTTGATGTATATATGGATGGCTTGCAACCTGAGAGATATTATCGTATATTAGTAAAAACAACGTTAGACGGAAGCACTACAGTAGTGGATGATCAAAACATATTCAAAGTAGTAAGAAATGGCTAATGATATTGAAATAGTAAGGACAGTCTATAATAAGACGGAATTTTCTAGGGTAATTGATAAAGGGTTTAAAACCTATACTCAACCAGTACCAGAAGAAGATACAGATACAGCAGAAGAACTCTTTAGGTTGTATGAAAAACTATATTTTACAATTGACATAGAAGGAGAGGAAAATTCTCATGAATACTTAATAAAAAAGAGTTCAGAGTTAATATCCTACGAAAGAGATACAGAGGATATACAGCCTCTTTTAGATGAAATAGCGCAGTTAAGAATTCAACTATTACAAGCAAATCAACAAATTCTTACCTTAGAAACAAAAGTAGACTAGATGGCAGAAATAAAATATACAGCTAATAGGGATATACCTGAAAATATAGCAGGTGTTGAGAGATACTCTACAGAAGATACGCAATTAATATCTTCTTTTGAGGTAAATAGTTCTTTCGATACCAGTAAGCATATAGTTGAGCTTCACTTACTAACACTTAGTGATGAGATATTATTTAGTGAATACGATTACAGAGGTTATAAACAATTAGGAAATGCTCAATCCTCAGGACAAGAAGGAGCATCGGTTCTTACTATAGATCCTATCCAAGATAGTATCTCTTTTGATTACGGTAATGGAGGAGTTAAATTGTTATACCACTTCCTAAATGATTTATTTACAGATGATACTTCTGCAGCAGAGTTATACATACAAGACATCTCACCAGATAGGACAGAGTTAAAACTTACTTCATTAACAATATCTCCTACAGATCTAGAGAGGTTTACTAATGTAATAAAGAGTAAGCTAGATAACGAAGCTTTCTTTAACGAGTTTAGATTAAACTTCGGTGATAATGACCTGCTTATAGGTATTAACATAGATACTTTAGATAACGGTACAGAAAAAGAAGTAACGGTTAAATTATACGAACCGTTACCATTTACATACGGAATAAAAAGTAAGTTAAGAATAGTTGAACTAGTAGCAGATTCTTCTGCATACGAAGTACAGACTGATATAACACCAGAACCGGTATTACTACCAACCCTAAAACCTGCTAACTTTAACATAGAAGTACAGGATGAGAACGTAATACCTACCCAGTACCTTAACTACGATGAATTATTCAGCTACCCGGTAAATAATGCAAACAGTCAGCTATTTTCTCTAGTTAATGAGAAAGGTGTTGATATAAGTATAGACCATACTTCATACAGCGACTTTATACATTTTTCATCAGCTCAAGAAAGATTAATTAACTTTAAATATAAATTAGACTTAGTTACATCATACTCTGCTAGCTTATCAGCAATTGATAGTCAAACACCAAGTACTCAAGGAGTAGTAGGTCTTCAAGGAATATCAGGAAGTAGAACATACTTTGAAGGATTAATGGAAGGAGTATTAAACAACTTTGACCATTACGAAAGATTCTTGTATTACGAATCTGGAAGCTCTAGTTGGCCAAAAACAAACACTAGTAAACCGTATCAAAATCAAATAAGTACTACACAGCAATCAATTCTTTGGTATTCCAATCAAGTTGCAGAAGCAATATCGTATGACAATACTAATTATAATTCATTAATATTTTCTATACCATCTTACCTAAGAGAGGATGTAAATAACGAGAATTACTTGACATTTATTCATATGATAGGTCAGCATTTTGATAACTTATGGTTATATGCAGATGCAGTAACAGATAAGTATGATGCTGATAATAGAATGAATAAAGGTATCTCTAAAGACTTAGTTGGGGAAGCTTTAAAGAATTTTGGAGTTAAATTATATACTTCAAATAAATCTATTGAAGATCTATTCTCAAGCTTTATAGGGCAGGCTTATGTATCTGGAAGTGAGACTATTCGTACCTATATTACAGGATCGTTAATAGGGTCTAATACGCCAATTGAACCTTCTTCCTTTGATAACTATCAAAAAGAGATTCAAAAAAGAATTTACCACAACCTTTCTTATTTACTAAAAACAAAAGGAACTGAGAGAGGATTAAGAGCACTTATCAACTGCTTTGGTATTCCTTCAGACATATTAAATATAAAATTATACGGAGGTAGAAATACAAACGAAAGACCTTTTTATGGAGATTACCAATACTATACAAGTTCTTTAGATAAAATAAGAATCGACCATACAGGAAGTATTATACCAGGAGATACTCTATCAAGCTATACTTCTATAATAAAAAGAGATAACAAATATACAGATGATTTACATGTTATTGAAGTAGGGTTTTCACCTACAGATAATGTAGATAAGTACATCATATCCAAGTCATTAGCAGATCCAAATCTAGCTACATTTAACATAGATCAGTATATAGGAAATCCTAGTAGTTTAACACTGCCAGATTATGAAGGACTTTATAAAGCAGCAGAGGGTATATTAGGAGATTTATCTCAATATGATGTAAGAGCTTTTGTTAGATTAATTAAGTTTTTCGATAACGTAATCTTTAAGATGGTTAAGGACTTTGTACCTGCTAGAACAGTAGCAGATACGGGTATAATAATTAAACCAAATTTACTTAATAGATCAAAAGCAAAATCAATAAAAGCATCAGTAGACACAATACTATCTGCTTCAATGGATAATGCTTTTAACTATACATCCTCTATTAATACAGCTTTTACAGAAGGGTACCACGGAAATACTTTTGGAGCAGTAGTAGAATATACAGCTTCTTATAAACAGGTAGTAGAAACTCCAATAGGAAGAACTGTATCACTTAATAGAAGTAAAGGAGAAGCAAAGTTTGACGGAGAATTAGCAAATAGTTTTATTAGAGTAACAACAGGAGAGCTTAATAACAGTAATGTATTAAAGAAAGGAATCCCACCAAGAGTTCAATTTAATGTAAAGTTCTACGAAAATGTACCAGTTGGATTATGTACACTGACTCCATTAGCCAACGACGTATTTACTGTAAGACCAGGTATTCCATACGCATTAGGGCCACTATTCGGAGGAAACGGGGTATCAGCACCTGCTAATACTGTATACCGTCTTAATTCTAACACAGGACAAGTAATACCATCTACATACACCTTTACAGCCGGCCAATATCAAGATACAGTCATATACGGACGATCAAACGAAACATGTTTTGAAACAGTAACATTCCGTACTGTAGCCTGTACATTAGGTCCTATTACAGCACCAAATTACATAATAGCAGGAGCAAGTTATGACTTCGTAAACTGGTTTCCACAGGGCGTAAACAATCAAGTAACATATACAGTACAGAAGAATAACGAAACACCAGTACCACTCCCTCCAGGAACCTCAACCCATACATTTACTGGCGGTATTACAGGGGATAGGTACACTGTTACTGTAGCAGATAAATTCGACCCTACTTGTAAGACGTCAGTAAGTAGAGCATTTTATGCCTGTTTTTTATCACCGCAAGAAGACACACAAATTGACCTATATGCAGGGCCGTTCGCAAATGAAGTACTTAATATAGACTTAACAACTTTCTTTGAAGGAGAATTGCCAAATGCAACCTACTATGTATATCCCGGACTTAGTAAACCTAGTAACTGGGGAGCAATTACTGTACCAGCCATACAGCAACTAACAACTGCACAAGCACAGAACTTTACATTTGCTTCTAGAGGAGTATGGGTTAAACTAGTAAACGTTCCAGACAATTGTGAAAGAGTTATTAGACTTCTTAAATCAGGTGATGCAACAATGATTGTACAGTTAGGATTAGCTTCTGGTGCAGGAGGACCAAACCAGGCATGTACAAACGGTGCTTTAAATGTCTCATCAGGGGAAGTAGGATTACTCGGACAAGTATACTACACAAAACTAGTTAGCCAAGCTCCTTACGATTTTCCAGGATTATGGACTGCAGGAAAACTTTTAAAAACTATCGGAACTGATGAACCTATAAGTGGATGGTATAGTGATGGAACATACGCATACTTTTATACTAACGGGTACCCTAATACACAAGTTCAAAATGCAAGCAGCGCTAATACAGGAGTAATACTATGTAACACCCTTCATGGTCCAGATCAAAACTACCAGGTTATTTAAAAAATAAAAATAAAAATGAATATACCAACATTTCTTTTCTTACATCAAACAGACGACTTTAGAAATATAAATAAAGATGCTAGTATAAATGTGTGCTGTGAACCCCATCCTACAGACAACGCTAACAAGGTTATGGTAACAGGGGTTACTGTAACAGTTGCTACAAGGAGAGATTGGAGTTTACAGACATCGCCTCTAAATCAAATAGATCTAGAAAATGTACTACTAACTGCAACCAGCATCCGATTTGTTGTAGATGGGCAGGTATATTTAATACCTATCGAAAGTAGGTCTAAGTATCCTAATAGTTTTAGTAATCCAATAAGTGATTACTACTACTTTGAAATATTGCCGATAGAATTTAATAGAACTCCTAATAATGAAGATGAAGGAGGAGTAGATCAAATAGAGGTTGCTTTTCTACCTTATGTTCAAGATGAGAAGTACGAATATAGTGATTTCAATCCATTAATCAGTAATGCACTGGTAAATAGAAACTCCACTTACATACAGCAATCAGACAGGGTAGGATCAGGAGTGAGTCCCACAAACCTACCAAAAATACTATCAGGTTCAGCAGCAAAAGCACAGATACAGGACAGTAACTATTCATCTACAGGATGGAGTAATGCAAGGTATAGAGGATCAATAACAGATGCACAGAGTTATAAAGGAATTCCACCTGCAATAACAGCTAAAACATTTGTAGGAGAACAGAATCCATCATCCTCTGCATATCAGTTAATATGTTCAAGATCATTAACAGATAGGGTAATGACAGAATTTCTATTTACAGGAGACCAGGAGACACCTTCTTTCGACGGACTTGTAAGTACAAAGTATGAATTATTGCAACAAAATCTTGCGCCTGTTATTTCTCTAGCATACGCAACAACCAGTTCACTTGATATAGGTCCTGTCGAAATAGGTAGTATATTACAGATCCAAAATAAAGACACAGGAGTAATACTATCAGAAAAACTAAGGGTAACTGGAATTAGACCAGGAATAGGAGGTTTACCGAATACATTATTAGTAACAAGAGGTTACTTAAACACAACACCAACAACCTTACCGCAATATGGTAAAATTCTTACAGTAAAGCCTTTAAAAATTTTCAAAGTAGATAATACAAGTGCAAAAATTATAAACTCAACAAACTCCAGAATATGGGTAAAAGACTCGAAAGAGATACTAGATACAGATGAGTATGGACTAGTATACAGTAGTAGTAGTTTATGTATAGTATAGGGTTGTATAAAATAATAAAAAAACGTATATTTATAATAAGATAAAAAACACAAAATGGGATACTTAGATAATTCAATTGTAACAGTTGATGCAATTTTAACTAAAAAAGGAAGAGAATTACTTGCAAGAGGTGATGGTTCTTTCAAAATCACTCAATTTGCTTTAGCAGATGATGAGATTGATTACACATTATACAATCCAAATCATCCAAATGGATCAGCTTACTACGGAGAGGCTATTGAAAAAATGCCACTACTGGAAGCATTTCCGGATGAAACTCAAATCATGAAGTATAAGCTTACAACTCTTCCAAGAGGAACAGCTAAGTTACCAATTCTAGATTTAGGATTCTCAGCTATTAGATTAAAACAAGGAGCATCACTTGCTATTACTCCTCAAACATTAAACTATTTAGGATCTTCTCAAACTTTTGAAGCTGGAGGATATGTAGCGACAATTGCAGATGCTAGGGTAACAAACACGTTTAATGGAGTAGGTATTAATACCTCAGAAGCTGAAAGACTGAACTCAACTACAACTCTAGGAACAAACGTTTCTAAAGCAGTAATTGGAACTTCTATCAACATAACTGCAACAACAATCAATACATTATTTGGAGACAATACATCACTTCAAACAACACTTACAGTAATTGGTAGAGATTCAGGAGCTAGACTAACTATTCCAGTAACCATAGTAAAAGTAAATCAATAAGATATGGCATTTAAAAGATTAGATCCAGAAGATATATCCATTAGTGCAGAGTCAGTAGTTACTCCTCTATGGTCTACAAATAGTAAATTGTTAACTACATTCTTTACATCATCTGCTCAGTATTCCACTTCAGGAGAATACTACACTAGGGTATTTAACACAAACATCAACATTGATGCTACAGCAGTAGCTCAGATGGGAATTACCTATGGAGATAGATTAGGGAGAGGATCAGTAAACTATAACGTAGGAGCAGCAGGAAAATCACCATCAGCGACAATATACGGACAGTATAGGAATTTAGTATTTGGAGATGAAGATACAGTTTTTCAATTTCAAAATCAATCTTCTGACTACATTTATGTAATCGCTATAGACAGAAGTAGGTATAAAGAAAAACTACTACCAGGTAGTTTTAACTTAAAACTAAAAGGTCCAAACGGAGATGTTATATCCTTAACAGATAATAGTAAAGCATTAACAACTATCTCTTATGTAGACTCAGGAAGAGTTTACGACGTTATTAGTGGATCAAACGGGCAACCATGGGACCTTAACGTTACATCTGCAACCAGTGGATATAACCAAACAGGAGGAAGTTACGGTAAATTTTTACCAGATGTAGGAATCATAGTACTTAACGGAGAAGCATTAGACGATACAGCCGGAGCAGGAGGTATAGACTTAGGTACAGTTCAAGCTGTTGGCCCTATTACTGATAGTGAAAATACAAGAAAATTCTACAATGCTATCTCAGGAGGATTGTACTTTGAAGCACAAGCAGAAGAAACAGTATCTTCAAACTATATATTTGTTAGAGTAAGAAATAGTGAATTTAATTATTCAACAAACCCTTCTAACATTACAGGTTCAGGAGAATTGAGACATGATATTATGATCAATACACCTCAAGCATATATTACAACAGTAGGGTTATATAACGATAATAATGACCTTTTAGCAGTAGCAAAACTATCTAAACCACTCTTAAAGGATTTCACAAAAGAAGCATTAGTAAGAATCAAGTTGGATTATTAATGAATGAGTGCTTACAAAAAACTAAACAAGCAAGATGCTTACATCACCACCTACACTGCCCGAAAATCTTGGGCAGTATCTGGTAGTGACTATAGCGCAAATAACATAGAGACACTTTCAGGTATCTCCGGTTCTTCAGAATATTACTTACCTACAAACGAAATACAAAGTATTTC